TTATCTAACGGAGCCCCGTTTATTGATCCAGCCGCAACCTGCATGGCACCCATTATTGTCTTGGCTACTTGGGGCGGCGAGTTTATGTTCAGTCCTGCGGCTACACGTCGTTTAGGAACTTCAACTTTAGCTTCTATTAATGGAGGCAGTTATCAAAAGCGCGCCAGTGGCGGCTCTATCATTAGAGGCGGCTCTGGAGTCCGCGACGATGTATTTGGAACTGCCGCGCCGGGCTCTTACGTTATACGTAAAGCCATGGTGGAACGCTATGGTGGAGGCTTCTTGAGCAGTCTAGCCAATAGTGCAGCTAACGGCGGCGGAGCTTCACTAGCTCTTAGTGCCACCCCTTATGCAGACGGCGGCAGTGTGCCTGTCCCATCAATGCCCGCAGTTAATGTGTCTGGTGGTGGAGGAACCTTTAATATTGGAGTAACCATTAATAATAACTCAAATGCGGGGAACAGTACCAGTTCCTCAACTGCGGGAGGACAAGGAGGAATGGATCGTCAATTCGGAGAAGTTCTAACCCAACGTATTAAACAGATTACCGTACAGACCATACAGGAACAACAACGTGTTGCGGGGGTTCTTCGTCGTCCTTAACTGTCTTAAATCATGGCACAGATAACTTATAATTTTCCTGATTGGCAGGCCAACTATTATTACTCCAAATGGGATGTAGTCCAAGGGGCTACGCCTACGGATAGTCGTCTTTTCTTTTCCACTAAAGACAATAATATCAATACTGGCCCGTTGGCTCGCTTTACATATATTCCAACATCATCCACTCGTACAGATAACGTTAATAGATTATATTTTAATCAAACTGGAACAGAATACTTTCAGCCGGGCAGTATAATAGAAATAACTGGAATAGCTCCAGATAGTACAATTACTTATTCTGGCGTATGTTTGGCTGCCGGTCCCGGATATGTTGACTATCTTAATCCCGGACTATCAGTAAGTAATTCCATTTTGAATGGAGGAATAGTTGCCCCCATTCATCCATACTGGACTACTGGATTCGCTTGGTTACCCTCTTGGACGGCTGAAGTTACTCACAATCAATCAGTTATTCAGGCAAATATGGGAGAAGGGTACAGCCAACGCCAAAATCCCTGTATCAACTCTAATAGTCTTCGTTGGAGCATGAATTTTGAATCCCGTACTGACAGAGAAGCAACAGCACTACTTGTCTTCCTTCAGGGGATGGGTGGGGTGGGATTCTTTAATATGCCTTTCCCTGTTGGGCTGCTCTATAATGTGCCCACTCTTAAATATATAGCTGGCCCCGCGCGCCATCGTTTAGACAGTTACGGGCTTAATACGGTAAATTTCGAGGTCCAGCAGGTCTTCGACCTTTAGGTGTATATACAATGTCAAGGTCTAAGGTCGGATATAATTGTTAGTTAAAAGGTTTAAGGTCTATACAACATGCCCATTAGTGCCACCGTCTACGCAGAAAGCTACTCGTTTGCTCCTACGTCGTTACTATCACTGTACGAGCTAGATAGCCGGTTCATCTCAGTTAATGGCTCACTAATGCGCTTCCACCCCGGAGTAAACGGAGTATATCGTCCTATTGTTTTTAATGGAATAACTTATACTCCATTTCCAATAGAAATAACCGATATGGAAATAGCCGGTAGTGGAGGATTACCACGCCCAAAACTACGCGCCAGCAATATTAATGGCTTTATCTCTCAATTCCTTCGTACTCAAGGAGATCTAATCGGCGCGCGCTTTATTCGCCGCCGCGTGTTTGCTCGTTTTATAGACGGATCCAATTGGGCAGATGGAGTAAATCCTTATGGAACACCCGATCCAACAGCAGCATATGATGATGAAATTTTTTACGTCAATCGTAAGGTAAGTGAAAACCCAGATGCGGTTGAGCTAGAATGTACTAGCCCAATGGAGTTGGAAAACGTACAGTTACCCAATCGTCCAATGATGGCGGTTTTCTGTTCTTTTACTTACAGAGACGGAGAGACCTGTGGATATATAGGAGCCCCTGTCATGGATAGATTCGGTAAATACTTTACTACATCAGTTATTAACGGAGGCTACGGATATACTCTTAGTCCCCAAGGGGTATGGAACAGTTCGACAACCTATCAAATAGGCGACTGGGTGACAATCCTTAGTGAAAATGATTTCTCGTTTGGACAAACACTTGTATATGTATGTTCTGTAGCTAATACCGCTGGAACATTCAACAATCCACAGTTTAATCCAACAAATTGGATAGCAGATGCGTGCCCTCGCAGCCTTCTCGGATGCAAGGGACATTTCCCTGCTGGAACATTACCCTTTGGAGGATTCCCCGGCACCGCCCGCGCTCCGTATGTCAACTAGTTGATTTAGGTTTAATGAATACTAAAATTAAACAGGCAATAATAGATCGCGCTTTATCTCTTCCCAATGAAGAGGTGTGTGGATTGATATATTGTACGCAAAACGCTGTCTACGCTCATCCTTGCACCAATATAAGCAAAGAAGATATTGCGTGTACCTTTGAAATAGCTCCTCAGGAATATATATCCATATCGCAGTTGGGTAAAGTGATAGGTGTGTATCATAGCCACGCGCAGGGAGGTTCATCTACATTTAGTCCCGAAGATATTGAAGTTGCGAACGAAATGGCGTTACCTTTTTATCTATATACAATTGAAGGTAGCAAGTGGATGAGCTATATTCCTCCGACATATACTATCAATCCTGTTGGTCAGAAGTTTATCTGGGGAGTACAGGATTGCCTAGAAGTAGTCCGAACCTACTATCGTCAAAGCAGGAATGTATATATGACTGACTACGACCGTGATGAAAGTTTCCAAGGAGCGAGTGAAGATGCAATAGTTAAACATATCTCTGATGAAGGGTTTTATCAGGTACCCGGAAACGGGCCTATAAAAATGGATGATGTACTTTTATTTAAGACTCCCGGAACAGCTTACCCTCACCATCTTGGCGTATTTATAGGACAAAGCCGGGTCCTTCACCATCCACTGAACATGCTATCAAGAGTTGATCCTCTAAATGGAGCTTGGCTGAAACGGCTAGCAATGGTTTTACGTTATGGAGGAAAGTAAAAATGAGTGAGGTAAAACAACAGTTGACCAAGGTATATTTGGTAGGTTCGTTGGGTAAAGCTTTAGGGCGTGAACTATGGGAGCTTGACGTAACATCTGTATCCGAAGCACTGCGCGCGATTGATATAAATACGCGCGGCGGCTTGGAACGTTATTTGCGCGGCCCCGGAGCCAAGCGTCATTACAAGATAGCTCTTCAGAAGAAGACCAATTTGATAGACATCAAAGAGGAAGTTCATCACAAAAGTGGAAGATCAACTATCTATATAATGCCGACTATTAGAGGACGTAATGATGGATGGAGTAAGATTGCCGCAGGTGTTGTGATTCTAGCTTTAGCGTATTTTACTGGAGGGTTGTCTTTAGGTGCAACCGGATGGGCTGGAACTGGAGCGACTGTCGCTGGAGGTAGTGCCACTTTGAGCTTCGCCGGTTCTTTAGCTGTAGGTTTTGGTATCTCTTTAGTTCTTGGTGGTATTACTCAATTGCTCACTCCATCTCCACGAGGTCCAGAGGGGGAAGCCGCTGAACAGAAAAATTCAACCCTTTTTCAAGGGAACGCCGCGGCTGTGGTTCAGGGTGGTTGTGTGCCAGTTGTATATGGGCGCGCACTAGTTACCCCAATCCCAGTTTCCATCACCATTGATAATGATGATCTTTCTACTACCAACGCTGGCGATGAAGGTACCGTTGAAGAGACCGATCTAAACGGCGGAGGCATTCAGTATAGCTAAACTAGTTGATAACATTTATACGATATCATGGGCGGTAGTTCATCCAACGGCGGTACACCACGGGCGGCAGTAGAAGCACCTAATACGCTTATCTCCAATACGCGCATACGTATATTGGATCTAATAGGTGAAGGTGTCCATGGTGGTTTCTGGATACAGTCGGGTATATCCGGAGGTAACCCCCTATGCTCCATGTATATGGATGACACTCCAATATTGAATGGAGACGGTTCGCCCAACTTCAATATTAGCGGTCAAGGATTTAGCTGGGGATATGTATCTGGAGCCAGTGGTCAATCCTATATAGATGGATTTGAAAAAGTTGAAGCGCTGATTCCGCTACCAGCCAATACCAATGTAACCTTTCCTCCTGAAAATAATGGCTTTCCTAAGCCTGTTGTCGTCGCCTTTAATACTACCATGTATCCTGACGCCGAAGGTGTTAAGGTTACAATGCGTGTACCTCAACTATTTACCGTTGATAAAACAAATGGAGACACTAATCTATACAACATTGGATGGCTAGTAGAGTGTCAACTAAACGGGGGCGCATGGGAGACGCTAGATACTCAGAATATTAACGGGAAATGCACCGCGCCGTTCTTAAAGACTCTGGTTTATCCGCTTCCCAAGACCGATCCTGTAAGCACTTTTTACGAATGGAAGGTGCGCATTCGCAGGACGACTCAGAAGGTAGATTCAAGTAGTACAGCTAACGAACTGTTTGTTGATTCCATTGCTGTGGTCAGCTCTAACAGTTACAGTTATCCAATGACCGCTATGGTCGGCCTGTCTCTTAGTGCCGATCAGTTTGCAGGTATTCCTGTACGAGCTTATGATGTAAAAGGTATACAAGTATTGGTTCCCGAAGGATATACTCCAACAAAATATAATGAAACAACATTCCAACGTCAATGCGATTATGACGCTGGTAATAAATTAATTGGATTTACTACTCAAAGCGCTCCTCAGACGGCAGGAGTGGTACCCGGCGTTGTTGTATCTGGTCCCGGCATTCCTCCCGGAAGCATTGTTGTATCGGTTGATAATGATGGTCCTGTATATTTCTTTGCCATTGATCAAGATCCTACCAGTACGCTTGTTAACCAAACTTTAACATTTACTTCTACTACGCCGGGGACAATAACCGCCGCATTGTATCCTTCTATTTGGACGGGTAC